ACGGAGAGCGAGACTCCTTGGCTGAAGTCAAGACGTGGATGGAACATCAAGCCTACTACCTAACAGAAGCCTCGGTTGAACTGGCCAAGGAACGTGGACGTTGTAAAGACTCAGACAAAACACGTTATGGCAAAGGTGTCTTCCCTTGGGAACTACGTGCCAAAGGTGTCAACGAACTTGCAGACTTTACTCCAGAACTAAACTGGGAAGGCCTACGTGCAGAGATGCGCAGTTATGGTGTGCGCAATGCCACACAAATGGCCATTGCTCCTGTAGAATCAAGTTCAGTTGTGATCAACTCAACCAACGGTATTGAAATGCCCATGAGCCTGATCAGTGTAAAAGAATCCAAAGCAGGATCACTCACACAAGTTGTGCCCGAGTACCATAAGTTGAAAAACAAATATCAACAGATGTGGGCACAAAAGGATTGTGCTGGTTATTTGAAGACTGCGGCAGTGCTGGCAGCCTATATTGATCAGTCTATCAGCACAAACACATTCTACAATCCTGCACACTTTGCTGACCGTAAGGTTCCCACAACGCTGATTGCCAAGAACTTGATGCAGGCGCACTACTGGGGATTGAAAACATTCTACTACAGTCTAATCAACAAAGCAGGATCAAAACAAAAAGCTGACAAGACAGCACCATTAGAGGATGTTGACTTTGATCTCGAGGAAGACTGCGAAGCATGTAAATTATAACGGAAACAAAATGAAAAAAATCTTATTAGCATTACTATTGGCTCTGTGTAGTCATGTGGTTGCGGCACAAGAAGCACCAACAACATTGTTGAGCGCCGGTACCATAAGCCCGTACCAGGCTCAACGGAATGGACTATACATGGCTGCAGATTTTCTTGCTGTGGTTCCTGCAAACACAAGATTTAAAATAAGCACCCAGCCCTGGATGGATACGTCAACTAACACAGTGGTTATCTCAAAGATGCCATTTGTGAGTGGTACCAAGTATGCCAAAGACTATGCCAAAGAAGGCAGTGTGTTTGCCATAACTGAAGATGCCCGGTATCGTTATTTTGTAGGCAACGGATTGCCAAATACCCCAATGGGGGACTTTCCGGTACAACAAGGAACTGATGCATACAAGTATTATAGTGTTGCACCAGGCGGTCACGATTTTAGAACAGGCATTCCTGGATCGGACTATTCAAGTGCCGCGGCAATTGGCATCAGTCCTTATGAGTTAAATATTCAACTACCTAAATATCCCAAAGTCAGTGCCAAGCCAAATCCCATTGCCGCATTGCCAATTGGTGTTACACTTACGGGTACAGTATGGCATGCTGAGATTGCAAACGCCAGTAATGTAGCATGGTATCCACCAGCTTCAATCTTACCAGTTGACCAATGCTGGGGTCATCCTTATGCTCAACAATATCACTTGCACGGGTATTCGTGGAAGTGTTTCCCCAATCAAGGAACAGAAGGGCATTCACCATTGTTTGGTTATGCACTAGATGGATTTGGTATCTATGGCCCTAGAGGTGACGATGGCAAAATGGTTACCAATGAACAACTGGATGAATGCCACGGACACACTCATCCAGTAATGTGGGACGGCAAGATGCAGAACATCTATCACTATCACTTGAACAATGAATTCCCATATGCTGTTGGTTGTTTTAGAGGCGCAGTCAACTATGATCAAGCATTGGGGTCAGCCGATCTGAAAGCACACAACAAACCTCATGGCACACCAAACAAGCCACATGAACATAAGAGTCACAAAGTTCCAAACATTATTATTATTCCAAGGGCACCATTTCAATGAGCAAAGCACAATACAATTTAAACACCAAAACAGATTATCTAAATCGCAAAATGTTCTTGGACCCTGCAGGTCCTGTAACCATTCAACGTTTTGAGGAAGTCAAGTACAACAAGATTGCCAAGTATGAGCAAGAGGCACGTGGATTCTTTTGGGTACCAGAAGAGATCTCTCTAACCAAAGACTCCCAAGACTTCAAAGATGCGTCAGGCACTGTGAAGCATATCTTTACATCAAACCTGCTTCGACAAACAGCGTTAGATAGTTTACAAGGACGTGGGCCTACCCAGGTGTTCACTCCTGTATGCTCAATTCCTGAACTAGAAAGTTTGATGTACAACTGGGGATTCTTTGAAACCAACATTCACAGTCGTTCATACAGTCACATCATTCGCAATATCTATAATGTGCCTAAGGATGTGTTTAACACTATCCATGACACACAGGAAATTGTTAGCATGGCGTCAAGCGTGGGCAAGTACTATGATGAGTTACACGGAATGAATTGTAAGAAAGAACTGGGCTTTGAGTTAGAGTCAGAAAAATCGCACATCAAAGCAATTTACATGGCACTGCATGCCAGTTATGCATTAGAAGCATTCCGCTTTATGGTTAGCTTTGCCACAAGCCTGGCCATGGTAGAAAACAAGATCTTTATTGGCAATGGCAATATCATTCAACTAATCTTGCAAGACGAACTGCTACACAAAGAGTGGACTGCGTTCTTGATCAATCAAGTTGTGAAAGAGGATCCACGCTTTGCTGCCGTCAAAGCAGAATGCGAACGTGAAGTATACCAACTGTACCTAGATGTGATTCGTGAAGAAAAAGAGTGGGCTGACTACTTGTTCAAGTTTGGTCCTGTGATTGGACTCAACGCCAACATCTTGAGAGACTTTGTGGACTTCACTGCCAAGAACGCACTGAACGAAATTGGTATCAAGTATATGGAACCCGCACCTAAATCAACACCGATTCCCTGGTTCAACAAGCACGTTGACACCAGCAAGAAACAAACTGCACTGCAGGAGAACGAATCGACTAATTATGTTATCGGCATAATGAGCGACAGCATTGACTATGAGGAGTTACCAGACCTATGATGCAACAAGATATTAGAAAACATTTAGACAAAATTAACGAGATGATGCAAATCAACGAAGATCCTATCACACAATTTGCCAGTTCAGCACACGAAGAATGGCGTCGTAACTTTGATCCTACAGGAACAAAGCCCAGAATCAAAAAGAACAGCGACGGATCTGAAGGCGATATCAATCAGCCATTTGATAAGATTCACCCAGACTGGCAAAGAGAAAATCTGGCTGCAGGTAAAGCTGCCTCCGACGCTGTAGCCAAATTCCCTACTGACATGGAAAAAGCCGCAGAGTACATTCACATTGAATGGATGAAACGCAATCCCAAGGCTGACTATAATGCGGCACAACATGTGCCATACGATCAACTGCCAGAAGATGAAAAAGAAAAAGATCGTGTGCATGTACGCACCATGATGAAACTATTAGGAAAATAAAATGCAAGCTATTGTATGGAGCAAATATCACTGTCCCTATTGCGATCAAGCAAAGGCACTGTTAAAACAAAAGGGTATCCCATTTGAAGAGAAGAAAATTGGAGATGGATATACCCGAGAAGAATTGCTAGAAGCAATCCCTTCAGCACGAACGGTACCACAAATTATCCTAGACGGAGAATTGATTGGTGGGTTCACAGAACTCAAAGAAAAATTAACAGAAAGCACATGATGTCATCACAACTAGCACTAGAACCCAACCAGGTATACACGTTCAAAATGAACTCGGGCGAAGAAATGGTTGCCAAAGTCAAGCAATCTGGCGGGGACTGGATTGTTTTAGAAGAACCAGTAAGCATTGCCCCTGGACCACAAGGTATGGGACTTGTGCCTAGCTTGTTTACCGCAGATCCCAAGGAAGAAATCAAGTTAAATACAAACAGTATTTCATTGGTATCCAAGACTGATGATTCGGTTAGAATGAAATATCTAGAAGCAACAACTGGTATCAAAGTACCAGAGAAGAAACTTATACTAGGATAATATGCCAGCAGTACAGCGACAAGGTGATTTGGACACAGGCGGCGGGAAAATACTTTCAGGAGTAGGTTCTGTACGAACCAACGGAATCCCCACTGCCACAATCAACTTGGCTGTAAGCAAGCATGGCAAAGGTCCACACGGTGGCCCAAAAACTGCAGGCGGAGTTGGTAGTGTACGAGTTGAAGGACAACCTATCAGTGTTGCCGGCAATGCTGATACCTGCGGGCACACTCGAACCGGTGGCAGTGGCGATGTGAGGGCTGGATAATGGCAGGTTCGGGATTTGGCCAACCAGGCACGTACACTCCATTGCAATTGATTGCAGGTGCTGCACTGCTACAGAATCAAGGCATTTTAGTTCCTACCGCATTGACTACTGCTGTAAGTTCATACAACTCTTTGGCATTTGTTCAGGATCTAATGAGCACAATCAGCCAAGGTCCTGCCTTTGGATTAAATGCTGGAGTTATTTCAAGTTTAAAAACACTAGGAAATGCCACGTGTCCGGCTCTGGGTGCTAGTATTCCAACTGCCTATGCCGGTGTTAACCCTCTGATCCCAGTAACAGAAACAGGCGGGTTCGGTAACCTAATAACCAACAACGCCGCATTGTATCTCGGAGATGGCGAAGTTGATCGCTTTTGTCAAGCCTATCAAATTGTTGTAGGATACCGCGGCACAGCAAACGAACTGATTCAGAGTGCAGTGAATGCTACTACATTTCTTGGCCCTACATTCACCTCAATGAATGATTTAATTACAGGTCAGTTCACCGGAGTAAATTTAGCATTGAAGTGTTTGGGTAGAGATCTTGCTCAGTTGGGCAATGCCGT